ATGAAACACAACAGGAAGACCTTAGCCAAGCTTATAGCGGACAGGCTGAAGATTAAAGAGGAAACGGTGGAAAGGGTGCTAAGGGAGTTTGTGGAAACGGTGCGGGAGGAAGTCAGAAAGGGAGGAGTAATTGAAATCCGAGGGCTGGCAAGCTGGAGAAAGAACGAAAAGGGAAAAATAAAGGTTAAGAACTTCATAAAGGAGGGTTAAAAATGGCATGGATGGACTTTAAACACATCCCAGCTAAGCAGGTTATGATTGCTAAGGTTATTGAAGTGTTAGAGGAAGTGGAACCGAACCTTTGGAAGGTCAGGGTAAAACACGCATGGGAGGAGATTATACAGATAGCAGGAGAAAGACCGCAAGAGGGAGAGATATTAGAACTCTACCCTGTGCCATACGAACAATGGAAAGAATGGACACAAGGACAATAAAGGAGAAAAAAGACATGGGTAAGCAGAAGCTTTATGAGGCACTTAAAAAGGTATTAGAGATTGACCCAGAAGAGAACATAACACCATGGAAGCTGGAGTGGATGATAGGAGTTCTTTCCCTGATAAGAGACCTTATTTACGAGGAAAAGGTGGAGGAAGCAATTGAGACTATAGAAGATTGGGCAGAGTGGAGGAAAAAGAATGTTGAAAAAGGTTTGCCACAAAGACTGTGGGAGATAAAAAAAGAAACATGGTTGCTAAGGGCAGAAAGGCGAGGCTGGGATTATATTTCCACTGCGGTAGTAAGAGACTTTGCAAATGAGATAGCAACGATTACCTACGACGGGAACCTTGAGAAAATAGCAAAGATATATAGCCTGACTGCTTTAGTCCTCAAGAAGAACAAAGAGAGAACAGTGAAATTGCTAATAGATTTTATGGACCACTTCTACGGAGACATAGAAGCCCTAATATTCGGATTAGAGTACATACTGGAACTGGACACTCAGGAGAAGAAAAAACGGAAAAAATGGACACAAGGGCAATAAAGGAACAACTCAGGGAAATAGAGGAAGAACTGAAGAGGGAAGTCCTCAGGCTGTGCGGAGAACTTGGGATTAAGGACAAAACCCTAAGGAACTTTGAATATAAGACAATAAGCCTGTGCATGCTTGAAATCCGAACGGAGGGCGGGCGGGTCTATAGATACCAACAACTTAAGGGAGAACTGGAGAGAGGAAAGAACATAACCATAAACAACTGGAGGCATGAAGAGACACCCTTTGGAACACTGAACAGGCTTATTAACCTTTACAGGGCAACCAAGGGCGTAATGAAAGCCAACGAATACCTGAAAAGGGAACCCTGTTAATTTCTCACGGGCGGACTAAAAGAAGGAAAGCCCAGAAGAGAATAGCAAGGGACATAACGAACAGCCAAAGCCAAAAGGCAAAGGGAACAGGAGAAGGTTTATACTGCCCTGGAGGAGAATAAGAACCCTCAGAATGCTTAGAACTGGACAGAAACCTTTTAACACTGCTAAAGTCTGGAAGTTTAGAATGCTGAATCTCTGGGTCTGAACCCTTCCTTTCCTTCCTCATATAGTCCCTATCATACAGCCCCATGGCAAACCCTCAACTTAGGGATAAAAATTTTAACCCTTAAGTGGGTGAAAAGTTTAAAATTAGGTTATATGTAATACAAGCCCACAGGCAGGCGGGCTTACGCCCCGCCCCTGCCCTGCTTACTCTTTCCCTGTAGTCCGAGAGTTTAAGTTTGTCCAAAAGAAAAAAAGAGAAAAAAGAAAGAAAGAAGAAAAAAAAAGAGAACCCACCTTCATACCACCCGCAACCTCTACCCTCTACCACTCCCAACCACTACGGAAAAATAAGAAGAAAAAAGGATTCCTTTGCCCGCCCGAAAGAATATTATAGCTTCGCTTCGCTTCGCATCCTCCCTTCGGGAGGACTAACGCCCTTGACGCCTTCGCTTCGCTTCGCTGATTTAAAAGTCGTGGGCGGGCAAAGGGAAAGCAAAGTTTGAGAAAGGGCGGGCTGGCGGAAGGGCGGGCAAATTCAATAACGATATAGCCATAGCCACCAACGGAACCACCAACGGGAGGAGAAGCGGAAGAAGAGGAAGAGGAACCAGAGGAAGGAAAAGAGGGAACAGAAGGGTAAGAATAAGAGGAAGTATAGGAGTAGGAAGGAGAGGAACCAGAAACGGAGGAAGGAGGAGAGGAATAAGAAGAAGGAGGAGAAGAACCGAAGAAGGAAGGTCTATCCTTTACTTCCTTCTTACTTTCATTTTTGACTTCAGGCTTGGGAATTATTCCACCGTGGGCTTTAACATAAGAACCAAGCTGAATAATGGAAAAGAGGGCAACCGCAAGGGCAACGAAAAGCATAACGGGAGGCTTGCCCTTAACTCCTTTCATATGTTCCACGAGGGCGGAACGATAAAGGGCAAAGATTTTAGGGTCATACTTGATTACGGTCTTCTTTACGGGAACACCACCGATTATGGTTTTTAGCACCACCATGCTGGAAATTCCAAAAATACGAAGGTTTATAAGGCGGAGTTCAATCTCAACAAGGTTTCTTATGGCTTTGTTCATCCTCTGAATGCTTTGGGTGATGATATAGAAGTCAAGTCCAAGGTGTCTATGATAGTCAAAGAAGAATTTTTGAAGCTGGGTTAGTTCTGTGTCCTCGTCAATGATGGACTGGAACTCGTCCAGATAGAAGATAACCTTTCTATAGCCCAACTCACCGAAAAGCTTGGGAAGTATGAACCTTTTCCAGTAATCCACATTTAGAACTGTTAAAAAGGCATTCCTGTAATTGCCATCATAATGCATATTACAAAAGGAGAGGACAGTAGCGAGGAACTCGTCCAAAGTCCAAAGGTTATTAACCTCTTTGCCAAGGTAGAAGGAAAGCTTAGCCCTGTCCAAGCCGTCAATATTGGAAACAACAAGGTTAGTATCCTTCTTTAGGTCTTCCACAATCCTTTTAACTGCATAATAGGATTTGCCCGCCTCTGGAGTTCCTGTTATAAACACTATAGCCATGGCTTAGACCCTAAAGAAAGGAATAAGGTTAAGAACAAACCTAACAGTTAAGGCGGTTCCCAGTATGCTGATAGCCTGAGGAATTCCAGAATTGGCAAGGAACCAGTTATCAATGGTTAGGGAAGCCAGAGGAGATATAGGGATAGACAAAACAGACAGCAAGGAAAGGACAAAGGAAAAAATGCCCTGAAGGATAAGGACAAAAGAACAGTAAAACATACACATGGCTAAACCCTCCTTATTGGGATATTTTTCCAAAGTTCAAAAATTGACATAGACACCAAAATTGCAGAGATAAAGCCAAAGACGGAAGCGAGACCAACGAAAGAGTAAAAGATTAAGTCCCTAAGTTCATCAAAATTAGCATAAAGCATTTGTTCCTATTCTTTGCACCTATCACGATTGGGCAGAAAATCCTCAAGCGTGTTAGTCAAACTAACCACAGTAACGACCTCTTGGGTTAGAAGCCAGTTAATGGCGGGTATAAGTTCCTCCTCGGGAGAGATTTCAACCTCAACCTCAACCTCAGGAACGAAAATAGTATCAGGAGAAACATAAGGAGAACACCGAGAAGGCGAAGGAGTAGAAGGGCGGACAATAAAACGGCGAGGAGAAGGCATAGGAAGAGGCTGGATTAAAGTATCAGGGTCAAGCTGAGGGAGAACTTCAGGAGATACCTCAATTTTTGGGAGAGGATCTCCCAGTGGCAAAGGGAAAGGAGAAGGGTTTAAGTAAGGAGAGAGATCACGAAGAGGCAGAACCCGAGAGACAATCCGACAGATTTCTCCTTTCTCATCATCTGTTAAATCGTCAAAGTTAGGAGGTAGAGGGTTATATGTGGGAGTTGCAGGAGTAGGAGGATGAACACGAGAGATATTAGGCATAGGGAGGGTAATCTCTTTAGGATGGGTGGCAGGATTTTCAACATCAAACTCACAAACACGACGGCATGAACAACTTCCAGTATAGCCCTCAGGAGCCCGAGAGTGAAAGCAGTTATCAACTACATAATGAATTTGAACATCACAACTACAAACGACGCAAGGGTCATAAGTATAATGCCACACTCCACAATCATGCGGAGGGATATAATCACATCTTGCATCCCTTGTATCCCAATTACTACAAACACTTAGATAATCATCCATTGCTGGATCACAATACCAAGTGGAAACCCTGTTGGAAAGATAAAGGGCATAACCAGTCCCATAGTAACCAACAGGAGCATGAAGCATAAAGGGAAGTGGAAAAGAAGCGGAGGCATATTGATAGTAATAACCAGCTAAAACTCCACCCAGACCCTCAGGTTTGTCTCCAGAAACACCCTGAGGAACCATAAGAACATCACCAAAACGAGAAGGATTAAAAGGATCCTCATACCAATGGTAAGGCGACCAGTCAGACTTAGCAACGATATTATAGCCAACTAAACGACCTCTTTCACATACGGCGTAAATATCATAACAGGTAGAACTAACAAGGCGAGGAACCGCAGGGCAAGGCTGACCAATCTCAGGCAGATTAGAAAGGTCAGGCAGAAGGGAAGGGCTAAAACCATTAGGAATAATAAACCCAACACCAAGCCCTGAATGATTAACACTTTTCCACTGAAGATATAAAAGGCGACGGATTAAAAGGGTTTGTTCCTCTACGAGATTAACATAACCGAACTCAAAAAGCGGGTTAAAAAGCACCCGAAAACCAAGCTTAGTAATCTCAGAAACGGAAGAGAGAAAACCAGAGAGAAGGCGGTTAAAAAGCCTTGTGTTATTAGCAGAGTTCTTTAAATAAAAAAGGTCAGGATATAACTCCCTCAGGGCGGGAACCACTACCTCTATACTTTGCTTAAGTTCTAACTGGTGGATAACCAAAGCCCTTAGCTTGCTTTCCATATCCATGGCAGGGTGAAAGGTAAAATAAGAACGAGGATTTTGGATAAAGTCTATATACCTTTGCTTAGCAGAAGCAAACTCAGAGAGGGCGGTTTGGTAAGCTTGTTTTTTTATTCTGAAATTGTCCAGCTTTCCGTAATCAACATCAGGAGAATTAGCCCACATTCTCTCCAGAATTTCCAGAGAATTGGAAAGGGAGGAAGATCTTTCATAAAGATAGTTCAAATACTGAACGACGGCGTCATTATCCACATTGGGCATCTGAAGTTTAGCATCATAAACAACAGAAGCAGGGAAGCCCAAACCAAAGAGAAAGAGAAAAAGAACCCACCGCATAGCTACCTACGGAAGATGATAAAGTAGCTAAGGATAGTGGCGAAGATAATCCAAGCAGTCTTAAGGGACATCAAAAGCAAACGCATAAGAGGATGATTTGCTATATCAATAGTGGTATGGATGAAGGGAGGGAGATTAACCTCAATAGGTGGCGGAGGGTTATCTTCAACATTCAAACGGAAAGAAGACAGGAAAAGGAAAAGGTCAGTGTTTTTAGCAGAGTTTATAAAGCCTTCCAGAACCTGAGAGATTGAAGGGCGGGAACAGGAAGAGGAACAATAAGAGTCATCAACTATAAAGACTGAGTTCCTTTCTCTACAAACGCAAGCCTGACCCTGTCCAGTATTTTCAAATCGGCAAGTTAAGGCAAGGGCTGAATAGGAAGAAAGGAGGAAAAGGAGGAAAACAACAACCGCCTTCAT